TCTTCCCGCCGTCAACGCCTTAATAATCGCCCCAAACTCTCCCTGAAGCGTTCTCTCCACCAACTGCCCCAAATAAACAATGGAGTCCTGGTCATGCCGTCCCGCAGAAGCCAGCCTATCCTCAATGCTAAGCTGAATCGCACTCTCCTTCTGCTTCTCCACCACGTCTGAAAGAACAATCTTCTTTTTCCTAGCCATTACATCCTCCCGTCCAAGGGTTGATTATTTGTGTGCTGGTGTATCTGGGGCATATTTTCTGCCTTCTATCGGAGTCAACATCGCAGACTTCTGCACCTCAAGCATATTCTTCGCCTTCTGCATATTGAGTGCCACTCCCAACTTATCATTCTCAGCTTGCACCTGAGCAATCTGGTCTTGCTGCATCTCCTGCGGAGTCTTGAGCAACACCTGAGATAACCTCATATCCACAGAATCCATAAGCGATTTCCTCAACTGATCCTGTCTCACATAAGGGTCATTCGCAAACATCTGCATCATCATTTGATTCCTCTGCATCTTCATGGTCGGGTCTGCGTCATTCACCTTCCCATTCGGCACAATGTTAAACTTCCCCTGAATATCCTGCCGAGAATAAGTGATTGGAACTTGCCCCGTCATCATCATGGTCTCGGTCTCATCCCCGAACTGCTCATACAACGCATCAATCTGGAAATACAAATCCTTCATCTGATATTGGAACACCAATAAATCCATTGCGGTATTCTGACTTGCCATGGATGCAATCGCTCCAACCTCTTTCGCAGTCTTCGTGCCAATCTGAGAAGCCCCTGGCATATTATTGGTCGAGCTAATCGCCGCCTGCATATTCCCAACCCTGTCATTCGCCCAACTCTTCAAATACTGCATATTAGCGAAGCGTTGAGACTGCCCTATGTTGGGATTCTGCACTACCGAGTAATCCTGCAACCCATTCTCAGTCTCCACCACTTGCCCTGGAACATAACGCAGGTTCCGCAGATTCTTCACAGAATTCTTGCGAGCAACCACCGTAGGGGTCGTAGCTATTGTCCCTGCGTCAATGTCTTGATTAAACAGGGTAGAAATCCCTGTTTGAAAATCATCGTCTAAAGCGGGAATCCCTCTGGAACTTAGAATCTCCGCATCATTCAATTCCCTTCTCACCACCACATAAGGAAAAAGCCCGTGGTCGAAGGGATTCTCGATGAACCGAAGAACGGAGCGAGGATTATTTAAAGGATATGTTACGATGACTCGCTCCTCAATCCCGTCACCATCCACATCGAACCACGAGCAAATCTCGCAAAGAGTAATCTTCTCGGTGCTTCCCGAATTATTGCTCACCCCATCCCGAATGTTCTTGAGATAATCAGCGGTTGAGTTTGATGGAGAAACCTTCCCTTCCCACTTCTCAATTTCATAATCATCATAGGTCTTATACCTTCCATCCTTCATCGCCTTCTTCAACTGATTTTCCGTGACACTAAACCTATGCTCGATAAACTCCGCCTCCTGAATATCACAGCAGTCCACAGGGAATATTACTTCCTCCCTTGGGTCTAACGCCTGAACCACCGCACAATTCTTTGTCTTCTCGGTGAACGTGAATTCAAACTTAGTTTTTCCAGTTCTAAATTCCCCGACCACTCTCTGAATCTCTTTCACATTCTCTTCGAGCGTTAAATCTGGTTTCATATCTTCCGCGATGATATGGAATAATGTAGCATCATCCACCTCTGGCATGTAAAGAGCTTCCAGCACCTTCTGGTCAAGGTCTGCTAAATTCAATTTCTTGGAATAGGAAGAAGTCTCAAACTTCCATCCAGTCTTGAACACCGTGAATCCAATATGCTCCATGCGATCAACGGCGAGACAATAAGGTTTGAAGAAATCCACCTGAGTCCTCATCCTCCAATCGAACAAGGACTCCCTCATTTTTGCGGGTTGAATATCATTTGGGCCGAACGGCTCAAACGTGCAGATAGGACTCACTCCAAACGCCATATTGATATAAGCAGGTTTCAGCCTATTAATATCCGTATCCATCTGCGGAAGCATGAAATTAGCACATCCTTGCCAAGGAGAAGTCTTCTTAGACCGCAACCCATACCTCTTCCTCGTCCAATTATCAACCCTCTGCTCCCACTGATTCCTCTTCCCTTTTTCCTCGGTGGCTAATTGCGAAATCTCATCAAGAAATTCCAACGCCTCATCCGACATCTTCACTTCTTTAACCGCATCCAACGCTTCTGGGTCAGTGTTCATTTGGAATTCCTCAGGGATTTTAATGAAAAATAAGCCATGCACAATTTTAACATAATTCCTTTAGCCTAAAGATTATACCCAGAATAATCGAAGTCCTCAGCCACATCATCCTGCCATTCCCCCTTTTTTCCAGTCCCTTGTTTGTCGCCATCTAGCTCCACTCTTTCCTCACTCTCGAAAGTCCCGACCCAGGATAACGCATAGAGTCCCATCACTAAAGCATCCGCTCTATCTGGACTACTCTGAATCCTTTTCTTAACCTCCTCTTTCGCTTCCGCCGCCAATTTTCCGTTCTTATAAGAAAACTTCACCGAAGATAACTGTCCATTCAACACATAATCATCTCCAAGTTTCACTTTTCCCTCAGAGAATTCATCCCCAGCCTGCATCCACATCTGGGAACGCAAGTTGTAATACTTCTTCTGTGCTGTTTCCACCGTTGGCTTCGCACTGGAATTAATCGCAAGGACGGGTTCCTTGAGGTCGTATAACGCATCCACAATCCCCGCCCCAATCCCAATCACATCCACCGCGATAACCTGAGCCTCCACCTTTTTACGAAGGGCGGCTAAACGACCCGCAGTATCCATCGTGCTTTTATGCTCCAGAATAATCTCCTGAATGATATAGGCACAGGTGCTGGTCGCCTCCATCACATAAATCACATTCTCGTCATCCCCGTATCTCGCTGGATCATTCACAATAATCCTCTTCACCACCTTCCCATGCACCGTCCTCGCTATCGCTTTCTCCACCATGCTCGGCTGAATGCAGATATCATGCCCCGCCAAATCATCCCAAGAACCATGCAGATAAGAAGCAAGCAACTGGGGTCTATGTTTAAACGCATCGGCTAGGGTCGCACAATACTCCTTCGGCAAATGTGGATTATCCGAGGGCAACGCCTGGATATACTTGAATCCTTCGGTGGGATTATTAATAAACTTGTCCTTAAGCCAACATTGTGCTGGATTCGCAGACAACCTCACATGATAATCTGGGATTAATCCATTGGGAGGTTTGTGCCTAAGCGTCCCTCGAATCATCCCGAAGGAATCAATGTCAATTTCTTCCGCCTGGTCAATAGCAATATTCCCATATTCAGCTGAGTTTAATGATTGAATCAGGAGCGGGTCGTCTAGTCCACCGTAGTCAACCACGCTCCCGTTGTATAAATAAATCTTCTTCTTCTGCTCGTGAATGCGATAGGATTTCGCGGGAATACTTTTCTTCCAAGTCTCCAAGGTGGTGTTCGTGAAGTCCACTGATCTCCTGCGGCAAAAGAATATCTTGTTCTTGGGAATCGCTAAACATTTGGCGAACACCCAGATACAAAGGAACCAACTTTTCCCTCCGCCCTTCGCACCGCCGTACAACACATACTGCTCTGGCGCGTTATACGCCATCCCCTGCTTCTTGGACAAAGTGAAGGAGTAAGCCGAGTCGTAGGGCTTCAACCCCTCGCTCGTTGCCTCCACATCCTCTTTAATAGTCCGAATTACCTTCCTCTTGATACCCTTCACCACGAAGCATCTCCTCAATGATTTGCGCTACACCCTTATCCTCCACGAATATCACCGCTTCCCCATCACTTTGAATTTCCTCTTTTTTTATAATAGGCTCGGCATACATAATCGCATTCATCACCCGCTCTTCCCGCTTACCCACCCCCCACTCCCTTAACGCATACCTGAACATCTGGAATAATTCCCTGACACATTCCTTGTTCCCGCAACAGAATAATTCTTTCGATAACTTGCCCTCGCATTTCCTGTAAATCTCCATGACATCCTTCTTCGCATTACACTCATTCCACCCCTTGAACCCATCCCCTTCAACAATATTCATTTTCTGCATAATTAATATTCATAATGATGAAGTTTGAAAATGGGGAGAATGATGTGGGGAGGGTATGACAGTAACAAGGGGTGGGTAGGGTAAGGGTACTGGGTCTAGCCCCCCCCCCTTGCCTAGCCTGCATCATGCTACGCATAGTGTGTCTAACATTATAGGACATGACCTATAACATATGTTATGTAAACAAGTGTAACTATATACTATCATTGTCTTTACGCTCTGCATCTGGCATGATGTTTATGATGATTTGGGTAGGGTTGAAGGATGATTCCTTGCGTTCTGCTTCGTCCATCGCACCAGCTACCTTTAAGATCGTTTTGCATGCGTCCATGCTAACGGGAGCGTTGTCTCCTCTCATATGCTTACTTATGATTTCAGCAGTATCATCAAGACTTGCTTTGTGCTTGTCGAATAGATACATCATGCGTTCACGGACAGGCTTGCTGTTAAGAAGCATGGAGGATTGTGCTTGTGCTGTCTTTGGATTATCGGTAGGGAATATTTCTAGGTAGGCATCTTGCTGATCTATCTTTGGATTCTCCAAGACTTTCTTTATGAGAAGTTCATGCCGTCGATTCTTTAAAGGCTTGGAAGGGTCGTTATCCATATGATGATAAGTTATAGGAATTATATCTGTTTGTCAATGGGTAGTTTTAAGCCGGGGGATTAAAAGGGCAATTCTAATCAAACTTGCACCAGGATTGCATTAGACAGCGTTTCTAGGTCTAGTCCTTGTCCTGGTATCACTTGTCAATTGACTAGCTAGGATAGAGCAAAGAGTAGCAATAAACCGTAAACTAGTCTAAACTGTCTCCTTATAGCATTAGCTAGTTTCGGGTATTTCAGCCTTTACAATGGTCAAGATATCCTTATACTTGTCGATATAAGGTACAGAACTAAGGAGAATTGATTATGAAACTTGTTTCACCGTTGTTTCAGTGGTTGGGAAAACACAAAGGCCATAAAAAAGTTTGTGGCCTGGATGAAACCAATGCAAAGTTTTTTGCTACTGATTCCATCAAGTGTTCCTGCGGATCTGAAATCCGTAGAAACATTGATACGAATTACTCATGGATGGAAAAGAGTTAGCAAAAACGATAACACTAATGCGGTTAATCAAACGGAGGGTTTCAAGATGGACACCATAACACCATCAAACGAAACATACAAGCAAATGCTTGCGGGTATGCTTTCTACTTCGACCAAAGAACAGCAAGAGAATAAATTAGCTTCAGCTATTGCTTATTTAATCAAACGCATTGAAGAAACCAAATAGGAGAAAAACAAAATGATCCCAGAGTCGGATTGCCGAAATTGCCACACAGAAAACAAGCCGTATCTAAAACTTTGCGTTGAATGTGGAGATCATCTATCTAACGCAAAAATAAAGAGAACGACCAAGTTTAATGATGGAAGCGAGGAATTGACAGAGTTTTTTTCATCACTAACAGACAACCCCAAAAAAGAGGCAGAGCATCTTAACTCAGTTTTTGGGCAACGATTTTTCTACGAGGTGGTTTATGGATAAATCTACTCCGAGGCCGTGGAAGCTTCAAAACACAAGCCAGAATGAATTAAACAAATTAAACCAATAAACCGCCTCTCCCAAGAGGCTACAAGGAAAGGGGAATAAAATGTCTACCAAAAAAGAGAGAATGTATCAGGCAATAGAAGAACACGGAAAAAACCTCAACGAGATATTTCACACCAAGTTTGACAATATCACCTTGGCAAAGCGATTACATAGCCTAGAAGCAAAGGCACATCGTTTAGCCACGGATTATTGCAACGGAGAAAACGGAGTAGACACAGAGAATTGGGACGAGAAAATAGAACCGATACTCAAAGCCGTTGAGAAGATTACGGGCATGGACAGAAAGCAAGCGGGTTTCTTTGTCAATGGGGATGCTAGAGGCTACGCTTTGAAGATTGATGCCGATATCGTCAAAGAGAATGCTTTGGATATTCATCAAGACTGGGGCGGTTATGGAATACTTGCCCCTGACTTTTCAGAGACTAAATAACGACCACCACAAAAAGGAGATTTGCTATGAATATCGAAGCTTTAAGGGGTTATAAAAGAGCTAGTGACGTTCGAGCTTTTGCTGTCTCTTGGCAAGCTTGGATGAGTAAAAGAAAAATGTCGTATGGAGAGCTTTTGAAGTGGCAAGGCGAGCTTTACAATGCCGCTAAAAAATGCGGTGTCGTTCGTGAATTTAAAGAGAACGGGATTATCTAACCAATGGAGGCTTTAAGGGTATGGCAAAATCTTTATGGGATGGGGATTTCATAGGGTTTAATGACGATGGGAGCATTGGCGTTAGTGACGGTGTAGGATATGTTGGAGAAGAACGGGACGTAAAGGGATTATACGAGGCTATGAAAAAATACTTTGAAGATAGGGACTAACAAGCCGAGAGGCTATAAAATGCGGGGGGGTTATGAGCTATCACTATCTTGTTACCACAAAGGGCGCAGAGCATGAATTCCAGACCATGCGTGAGGCTTTGCGCTACCGGGACACCTTCGGAGGAGTTGTCTATATCGTCTGGGGCCTGGAACGGGCTAGAATCGCTTAAAACGGGGCATTATAGCCAGTTTGAGGGCTAGGGGTGCTTTGGGTCGTTTAAATCGTTCCTGGGGGCTATTACGCTCAAATAAACCATAAGGGGGGATGTCATGCCAAAGAGCAATTACTACAGACATTTCAGTTTCGGGAAGAATGTGAGCGATTATAGGAGATGTACCGCTCTTTTGAGTATCCCGCATGATCTGGATAACATGAAGGATGATGCGGTGTATATAGTCCGCATGATGCCTAGTTCCCAGGATTATCAGGAGGGATTACTGGCACAGCTTCAAAGGGACGGGTTTGTGGTAGTGGTGAAAGAGGAGAAGGAAATACCCGCCCAAAATATCATTTGAATAAAACTTTAACCTATGGTAAATTATTCGCATGGAAAATAACGATAAATATGTCACGATCAAGGAGCTTGCGGGGGCTTGCGGAGTTACCCGGCAGAGAATATTCCAATGTATCAAGGAGGG